CAAAGCGTGAACCGATAACAATGCAAAAGATTCGTGAAGTTCTTCACGAACTCCAACTCACCAACCTTGCGAGGTTGTGTCGAGACATTACCAACTCTGAGAACGATACTTGTGATCGACTTTCTGCAATCTGCGGGTTGCTAAGTCTTTATGGTATCCATCATCTCACCCTTGACAAATTAGATTTTTGTCACCAAGCCCTCATGGAAGTGGCTGCCGGAGGATATTCAAAGATCCTTGGTCGAAACGATCAGGAAGTTTTCCATGCGGAAGCTTTCTCTGATGACGCCGTAGCTCGCTTCAAGAAAGTGGCTACTTGGGCGTCTGAGTACTCTGCTCCTTTCATCACTTTTGCGAGTGTTGTTGTGGCTACGGGTGCTACCTGGCTTCTTAACAAAATGCCGGGTGCCGACTGGATTCAAAAATCCTTCAAGATGCTGGCGTCTAATGAGCGTGATTACCAAACGCTCACTGGCGAAAAGTCATCTTTCTTCCGCGCTGCTGTTGTAGCTGTTGGAAAACTTTTCGGTGCTGATCTTCGTGCTCACTCCGATATCAAGACAGATATAATCAGGACCCGCATTTTCGAATGTGAGTCGGACATACTTTCGTACGTCACTCGTCTTGAACTCGATCCCTCTCTTATACTCAATTCCGGCGCTGATGTCGGAACACTTGAGCAAAAGATCAAAGGGATTGAGACTTTGTTGCGCGATATTGGGACTAGCGATGCTAATCTCATTAATCTTCGTGCTAGTCAACAAACATTGACTACAAATCTCACTAAACTGCGAGACCTATTGAGGACTGTGGAAGCTTCCACTATTGGAAAATTTCAACCAGTCACAATCTGGATCAGTGGTGCTTCCGGTGTTGGGAAATCAAAATTCATTGCCACTTGGCTTTTGCCTCAATTGGCAGAAGCTTGTGGGAAATCACTCACCCATTACACCAAATGCGCTACTAAGCATTGGGACGGCTATTTCGGTCAAGATGTCGTCATTTTTGATGATTTCATGGCCGCTAAAGACGGTACTGATGCTAAAGATCTTCAAATGATCTATACTCCTGGTGCCTTTGTGGTACCAATGGCCGACCTTGCAGACAAAGGTCGTCATTTTACAAGTCGCTATGTAATCATTTGTTCCAACATTGAATACGCTAGCGCTACGACGGAGAATGGACTTAATTGTCCAGAAATTATCAACCGCCGCAGAGATTTATTGGTCAGGTTGGAGGCTACTGCTATCCCTACAGGGACAACGCAGATCCTCGAAACTCATGAAGAGATGCTTGCGCGTCTCGCCACTTTACACCTCGATCAGCGTTTCATTGAAATTTCAGACGCATTCGAGATGGGGACCATTGACCAAAAGACTTTCACTGCTGATATACGCGGTCTTAATGACTTGCGTACTAATGCCAGCATACGTCGTTTAAAGACCGTTAACAACGCTGCTCGCTTTGAAGATGCCGCTGATGATTGGAATAACCGAACTTTCACACGATTGTGTCCTCATGATCCAAGCCAAGCTAATCTTGGTACCGTGTCTAAGGAATTTATTTTGGATACAATCAAGACTGTCTACATTACTAGAGACGAGCAATTTTCCGCTAGCATCAGGCGTGCCAATCTAACGAAAGCATTTGGTGCTTTCAGACCTGAAGTGTCTATAGACCCAAGATTAGGTTGTGCTACTTTCCATAAGCAAGCAAGGATTGTCAAACCTGATCTGGTCCGAGGAGTTTTGCTCATTGGACCAGCTGGGGTTGGCAAAACTCAGCTTGCTAAACGCTTGGCTACGTTATATTGTGCTACAATATATGATGATTTACCAGCGTTAAACAAAGAGGTGGCAATCGAGAAGTTGCGTGTTATCAAACAACTCTTAGATGCTGG